CTCATTTTTCTTCTCCAATTTGAATGAACTCTAATAACTCTGCAACCACTTTAAACGGATTGCGTGATCTCACTTCTCGATTGCCAACAACGCAACTAAAATCACCGTTGTTGTGCCTCTTGACTTTGTACTTGCACTGATCGAACAAGTACCAGTCGGTAGTGAACTCAGCCAGCGGTCGAGACTCACTAACCGATGAACTCAGAAACTTGATTGCATCCAGCAACACGGGCTGATCAGCAGTGCGGGTTATCCTGCAACCTTCACTTTGCAGTCGAATCGAGTCACCGACTTCACATCCATCAGCAAAGTCACGCAATTCATCGGCATCGTCAGACGCCTCCAATGCAAAGTTAGTCAAATCGTACTCGGACATCTCAGAAGTAAATCCGCGTCCAGTTGTATCTTGAATGAAAAACATTTTCATCTTGTCTCTCCTGTTGAAGGTGAATGTTGCAAAATAAACGAAAACAGTTCTCGTTTATCGATCAACGCATCAATGTTGCGTTCATGCATTGGCAACCAACGTGGATGGTAGTCGGGTTCCCCGTTCATGCTATCCCACATGCATTCAATCGTATGTTCGCCAACCCAAATGCAGGGAACATCTGACTTGTCGATCCGAGGTTTGTAACCGTGCATCTGAAGGATGTTCGCGGCATGTTGCATTCGGATGATGTACCCGTGCTGTCGGTAGATCTGCAAGTCTTCCAGCATGCCCCTGCCACGCTCACTGCGATCAATGATGCTGTGGGCAAACTCACCAATCCACTTTGGCGCGTCTAGCACGATGTCCACTAGCATACGCTGCGCCAACGCATTGCGGTTGCATGCGTCCGAAAAGATGGTTTTCAGTTTCTTCATTTCGTTTCTCCCTAGTAAGTTGAAAGATGTTTGAAGTCGATGTCTTCATCATCGGCATGCGATCCTGCCAAACACCAGACGAAACGCAAAAGATTTTCGTCCTCATTTTGCAGTTCACTTTCATCCCACGCACCAAATGGTCGCAGGTAATCAGCAGCGGTTTCTTTGCCGGTGAACTCGATTTGAAATGCTTGGATGAATGCTTCACAGTCATCATCGCACTCACCCTGATGCGAACACTTCTCAAGTGCTTCCCATAATTCATCAGTCACATCATCTTTACAAACAGTGTAATCCGATCCGCTCACCATCAGTCGATCCATCTTGCCATCGCTGCGTTTGACGTATCCACCGTTTTTCGCGACGAAGGATTCAGCATCTTTTCTGTCTCTGAACATCCCTGTTATTTGGATGTTTGCTGGATCGTTCTCATGGTTGTGAGTGATGTACTTAGGTTTCATTAGTTCAACTCCAGAACTGAATTTTGTCCGAGTGGTGTAACTTCCAGCGACCAATATTCTTGCGAATACGGGATGCCAGTCGCCTCATGTACAGGCCTGTGGACCGAAATCAATCCAACAGATTCGAGATACTCGAAGTAATCCATCCACTCAGTGAAGTGCATGCCAGCTTCATTCCGAGTGCATGCCTGCTGCAACTCCGTGAATGCTTCGCTCATTCGACTCATTCCGATCCTCCGGTTGGTGAAAAAAACTCAGCAGTCGTCTGCTGATCACATCAATCTATTCGTCATTTCAGATGCTGGTCAACAGCAAATCCGATCCAGCCTAAAACCTGGAACATATCGTCAACTCGCGAGGTATCGATTTCTCAAGGTTTTTTTCAGGTCGTTTTCCCACACATGGGCAGACGCCAAAAAAGCCCCTGATAAGAGGGTGCTTTTTAACCCAAAAAGTTTGAGAGAAGAGAAGAGTCAGGCTGAAAGATGATCACTCATCTCGGAGGTCATGCTCTTTACTGAGAGATCCAGTAGAGTGTCGGATCTGATGGCAGTCACGGCACAGGGAAACCAGATTAGACCAGACAAGGCGAAGTTCCGGTCTTTCCTCTAGTGGTTTGATGTGGTGAACGTGCTCCGCTGCCGTCACTCTCCCCGCTGCTTCACAGTCAGCACAGAGTGGGTTGTCGTTCCTGAATCGCTCGGAGAGTCTCCTCCAGCGATGGTCGTAACCTCTCGCGGCAGTCTTGTTGCATTCGTTGCATCGGTCACCACTGTAATAATGACCCTTGCTGCATATGCGTTTCATGACGCACCCAAAATGGACCCCCTACCCCTTAAAAAGAGAACCCCTGCCGCAACTACGCGACAGGGGCCGTGGGGTTTCGATGTAATTCAACGTGGCACTCGCGGCAGACTGGCATGAGGTTGGATCTTACGAACATAAGCTTTGGGTTTACTGCTACTGGGACGATGTGATGGGTTTCTGTAGCCCCACGCTCTCGCCCTTGTTCTCTGCATATCCTGCACCATGGTTCAGAGTTCCTTACCTTCCTTGAAAGCGTACGCCAAGCCTTGCCACGTTTGCGTCTAGCCAATTTCAACCTCTCTATTTAATTCAACCACCCACCTTGAGCACAGTCGCTGCCTGCTGGGGGAGTGTATGGTGGGAACTGATCGCATGGGTTTGGCTCAACGCATTCTAGGTCACCGTAATACTCCGTCCCGTATGCTCCGTACTGTTCGTCAAGCTTGACGATGCTCGGGTCAGCATGGTTAAAAACACCAACCATGGGAACATCGCCTACGTTGCCAAATTCAACTCCTGTCAAGACATCTTCAACAGGAGGGTAAACCGGAACAGGAGAACCTGACGATTGAAGCGTTCCAACATACTCGGTGCCGTTACTTCCGTAACCAGTCCCAGCAAGCACAACACTAATGACGGGCAACTGAGAATTCCCAGTGAACTGACTGGTTGATCCATACACGATTCCACTGCGAACCTTGGACTCGTCTGGCATTCCACTGTCTGGATCAAGCGTTCCCGTAAACTGGCTAGAATCGCCGTAGGTGATTCCAACCAGTACATCGGTTGTTGCGGGGTATCCCGTGCATGCACCTCCACCGCTGTTCGTTCCTTGGAGCACATTGATTGCGTCACCGTAGACAGGTGCTGTTGCAAGCACGTCCGAAGTTGCTGGGTAGCTTGCGCTGTAGAACTTCGCAAAGGAATTCACTACTGCCATCTCTCTCTCCTAGCTAATTGTAACACTGTGAGTGTCGCCCGCACCGTTTGCATAGGTGAACGCCGTTCCGACTGTCACAAGTCCAGTCTGCAACTCAGTGACCGCACCAGCGGCTATAGAGGCAGCGGTGATTGCGTCATTTTGAAACTCATGAACATCAGCAGCAACGTGATTGCTTCCAGTGACCTGAACAGTACGATGCGTTCCTTGACTTGTTAACAGCCTCTCTCCAAAAGAACCTGATGCGTAGCTTCCTGAAGTCAGTGCATCCCAGAACTCTTGCGGAGTTGTATCGTTCAAGGCAGCAATCGCCACCCCGTTTGCTGTGATCCCTGCGTTATCGGGTGCGACTGTGTTGAATCCGGTCGCTGTTGCCCAGTCTCCTTGATTCTGTTGCAGTTCATTCGTATCTGCGAGTATGGATGCGATGCTTGCGTTGTCGGGTGCGAGAGTATTCGCACTATTTGTCCCTCGCATGTCTGTGTTCGTCGTTGTAGTCGCAACGAGTGTGACATTGGCTACCGCATCAGAAGATGGGTCGAAGTCGTTTAGGTTCGATATGGCGTTGATGATCGTAGTTTGATTCGCCGCAGTAGCGTCTCCACCTCCTCCACCACCGCTCGGTGCGTTCTCCAGTGCGTTGACCGTGTACTGGTACACCGATCCGTCTAGAACAAGTGCGGTGTCGAGCTTATCAGTAGTAACCTTGATCGAATCGACGACTGTATCGACAGTCGCTAACGCAGCTGATGTAGCCAGTGCGCTTACGTCAGCCTTAAATTGATCTTCTCGATTCCCTGACACAAGGTACAGATAGATGGCTTCACTTGTTAACTGACTTGCAACGGCTCCGGTCGAGGCGTCGATGTCCATTAGATCCCAGTTCCCTGGAATCGAGTTCAGGATGTCGCTTACGTCCTGTGCGTTCGCAGTAGTGACCGCACTCGTCACCGAACCTACCGCTGTCACGCTCGAAACCACATCCACCGCTGGGTCAAAATCGTTCAGGGCAGAAATACTTGCTGCTGTTGCGAGCGACGAAACATCAGCTTGACTGGCTGTTCTGCTTGCTGCGTCAGTGCTTACAGACTCGGTCGCAGGATCAAAGTCGTTCAATGATGCGATAGCGTTGCTGATTGCAGTCTGATTGGCTGCGGTTGCATCGCCTCCACCACCACCCGATACTGCATTGCAATCAAGCTCATTCGCAACCGTGAACACCATTTGATCGGTGACAGTTTTGATCGCCGTGATGCTTGTGTTATCAGGCGTAGTTGTGTTCAAGGCAGAGAAGCGTAGTCCAAACGTACCACTGTTGATGTAGCTCAGGGTTGGTACGTCCCACACTGCTGTAGATACCTCTGCCGAGGTTAGCATTGGCGTAACCACGCACGAAAAGGTATTGACGAACGTGTCGCTACTGATAGTAGCTTCTTCCTCAAAGTGAAACTGATCTCCTACGGATGGAGTGCTTGGTTGCGCCGAACAATCATAGGTTCCAGTTGTCGATGCCCGTTTTGTAATTGTTACCGATGTTGAATCAGCCGCACCGTTTTTTCGCACACTTACACTTGGCGTTGAGTCCGCATTGATCAACTGACCGTTGCTGTCGTAGGTATTCATGACCCAATACAGCGTTTCGTTTTGGAGTAGTTGCGTTGGTCGATTGCTCATCTTATTCTGCCTTGCTGCTGTCCTGAAAACCTTGAACTAATGAATGGGCTATACGATCCTGTTGCTTCCGGTTCGTATCCTCGCCCTGACGCGAGCAACGCGATATCAGTGCTAGACAGCACTGAATCAAACACGCGAAAGTCGTCGATTAACCCTTCGTAACCGTACCGGCCTAAGTACAAATCTGAATTACCAATGCTATAAGTCCCTGCTGACCTTGTGTCGAACTCCTTCGTTCCATCCACCCAAAGCTCGGTCTGCCCGCTATTTGATCGGTCATAGGTGAACAAAACATGCTGCCACGTTTCGTCGGTCATTTCGCCTGCCTCCAGCAGTGAGTCACTGTAGCCTACCTGGAAAACATCGTATGGAATGCCTTGGCAGAGCGCAAAGCTTTCGTCGCTGCTGTTTCCCGCATAGAGCATGCCTTGCGTGTCACCTGTGTCGTAAGCGTAGATCCACAGTGAAATCGTATAAGAGTCAGACGATGTGATACCAATGTCTGAAAAAGAAATGTAGTCACCGTTGTACCCACTATTGGGAAACGAAAAGGCGTGCGTTCCACTAGCACCGGTCGCGGATACTACCGACATGCTTCCGTTGCTTGTTCCGTCATTTGCATCGCCAGACAGATCGTCATACGGATCTGCTTGGTCTAGCGTTGGGCAAAGCCAGCATACCTCTGTTCCGATTCCAGTTGGCATTTCTATTCCTTCAGCCTTTAGTGTTTTTTTGCTCGGCCAAAGCTTTCCATATTTCGAGCCTGTCCTGCTGACAATCCTCAGCAAGTTTTTCTGCGCGTTCCAAGCGTGCTTCAGTCACGCCAAGATGTTTCATTGTTTGCCTCCACAACACGGTGATGGCTCCCGACATTCCTGTGATTGCTGTAGCCAGCAAGCCTAGTGTCGTTGGATCTGGGGTCGTCATCGCTTTACCTCTGCTGCTTTCCTTAGCCAACTAAAAAATGCCCCACGGTTGCTGTATCCTGTTCTCGAACCAACGACTCGACCACCAAGCTTAATGTCAAAGCTGGGAGTTGGTCTGCCGTCAGGTGAGCATTTGGTGACGCGCCACCCAGCATTCCTGAGCGGGGTCACGCATTCCCTTTCAAATGCCTTGCATGGAGGGCATCCGTCTTGGCTTGTGAAGACGACTTCGGAAGTAAGGTCTACTTCTTCTTCGATGATTAAAGGCTTTTCGACCTCAAGCAGTTCAATGTCGTCAACCTGTTTTTTATATTTTCTCTCAGCAACTGTTGCGCTCGACATGATCGAAAGAACAACAATGGTCGCTGCTCCGTAAAGGAGGAAGTCAAAAATCTTTGCAGTCATCAAATTACCTTTGCTGATTTAATCGCGACATATTCTTGAGCGATGCAGTTACGGCTACCCTTTTCCCAAAGAACCTGCATTCCATCACCGGACCAATTCTTTCCCCAAGAGTTTACGATTAGAATTCCGTATCCTTTTTTCTTTTCGTAAACGCCCTTGATACCTAAGACCAAGTGACCCCACCAACTTAAGCCGAGGGTCACTGGTGAGCAGTCAGGTGCAATCAAAGCACTAAAAGCAGTTTCAAAGTCCCTGCTCGGGATCTCTTCATATTCTGCGATACCGTACTTTTGAGCCGACTGCTTGACTGTCGATCTATTTGATTGACTGCGTGAGATCAATGCTTCTGGAAAGACTTGAACGGTAGGTATTCCATGCTCTTGCACTGCTTGAACTGCCTGCATTGCCCATCCACCAACATTGCGGTAACCCTTGTACAACTGAGCGGGGTAGCTTGCAGAAAGATGCAATGGTGGTGACTCATCGTAACCGGACTGAGCAAGTGCAACCGCTACTCCTTGAACCAAGCCAAAGCACCAGCAGTAGTTTGTTTTTGACTGGCTAAGAATCGGACAATTTGCAGACTTAAGTGTATGCCAAGGTGAGCAGTCGCGTTTGTCCTGCTCGCGTATCATGTCACGCCAGACATCTCTTGGGTACTTCTCCCCTGAGAATTCTGGGACCACCGATGCAAACGGTTCTGCATCAAAGTCCCTATTGATAAAGCCAGTACCAAACTCGCTCACTTCGCACCAACCCTTTCTCTAAACTCAGAAACAGAAGAAGGTGCATTAAACGACTTTGAATTACCAGAGTCATCCATGACTGCTATGCATGGTGACTTAGACTCGTATTTAAGAAAAAGCTTCTGCAACCATTCGGGCGATCCAGATATCTCACCAGGTGCATCGTCAATGACTCGAAACTTAATACCTCGCTGGTCAGCAATCTCATCGAGCACTGGGCTAGATGCCGTGTATTGTTGATCAGCAGTCATATCAGGTGACTTGATGAGCAGAACAGAAGTGGCAGACAGAACCTGATCACCCCTGTCCTTGCTTGGAAACCACTGGTCAAGATACCCAGAGTCCCATGCGACGAATGCCAACGCAGCAAACAAGACAATAGAAACCCTGTTGTCGCAAGAACTGCAAGCAGCACCTGGTGAAGATCTTATGTCTATCACTCGCCCCCCCCTTCCAAGCTTTTAAGACGCTTGTCTAGGTCGTTGAGGACACTAAGAAGCTTATCTACATCCACTGCATCCTCGGACGTTCCCGAAACCTTTTTCGGCAGCCTTTTCTTAACTGCATCAACGCTCCACTCAGCAAGTGGTTTCAAAATTCCAGTCACTACCCCAATACTGAGAATGCCAATCAATTGCACTGCACTGACCAGACTTGTCAAAAACAAGGTAGCCAAAGAAACGCTTTCCATACCTTCAGGAGGTTCGTCGTTGAACAAGAACGCAAAGAAGTTGTTGCTGAATAGGAAATACACTAATGCCAATGTTCCGCATCCAGCAATAAACTGAGCACTTTTGTTTTTCTTCAATTCATCCATATCCAGGTTCTCCCTCTTGATAGGATTTTGATAAATCTGCTGCCTCAATGTTTTCGTCGATCCATTTTTGAATCAACGCAACGACCAACTTGGTCGCGAGGCTAAGGAATAGGGCATGAATCAACCCGCCATATTCAGGAGAGTTCCTGACTCTAAGGGTGGCATTCCTGATTGCAATCTTCCTGATGCTTGACTTGCTTGCATGGAAGTCAGGATTAATGCTGCATGCAACGGAATACTCTTGTCGCGCAATATCACGCAACCGAAGACGCTTGTTTTTTGAAAGCAGAAAATCCATGTGTACCCCACAATTCCCTCATCCCTGATCACTGAATGAGAGAATCGCGGGAGAAGAGCGAGCATTTTAGCAAAACATGGTTTTTTTCAAAATTAGAACGGCATGTCGTCAGGATCTATCGCAAAATCCATTGTTTCCGCAGCAGGGTCTTCAAGGTCGTAGTCTTCGATCCTGTCATACGCTCCATCCTTTACAATCTCAATGTGTTTCGGGGTACGGAGTGCTCCACGCTCTGCAAGATCTATCGCATCTTCGATCTTCATTGGGAAAGGCAGGGATGTGCGTTTTAACCACCACCTCATTGCCATGCTTCGGGCAAACCCATCGTGAAGAATGCAAACCCACTCGCTCACCACCTTGCGTTCCATCCAGTCGCCGTCAAGGCTAACCGAGTAATCAACTCTCAGCGTATCTGGCTTGCCGTTCTTGCCCTTCCACAACTGATATGCGATAGATTCCACGTTATGCCATCTTGGGGTCTTTAGGATGGCTTGACGGGACGCTCTAGTGTCGATGTTTGGTTGACGAGGAAACTCGAAACCGCATTTTTCGCAGACAGTTGCAGAAGCTGGGAGAATGGCGAAACAACTGGGGCAAGCTTTCTGCGGTGCTTCACCTCCTTCTGACTTCACCTTAATTGTGTTGATGCCATAGCTCGGAGAATCAATCGGTCCATGACGCTCAATGTTGCCACCGAAGTCCTGTATCCAGCAAACATCCTTGCCCTTGTGTAGTCGGAATCCTCTGCCGCAGATCTGGTAAAACAAACCTGGCGATTCAGTTGCTCGGCAAACTGCAATGTGCTCAATGCGGGTGCAATCAAAGCCAGTAGTCAGGACATCCACGTTAACGAGAAACCGCAAGCTTCCCCGGTTAAAGTTGTCGATGAGAGTTGACCTAATAAGGGGCAGCGTTTCACCAGTGACTAGCCCAACCGAATGTCCTTTGTCAGCAATCCTCGCTCGAATGGATTCTGCATGAGCAACGCCACTTGCAAAGATGAGCACCGACTTGGTTTGCTTCTCATCACTAGCAGTAACGATCTGATCAGTGATGACAGTCCCCGCTTCAAGGAACTTTCCCTCAACTTGGCTTTTGTTGAAGTCGCCAGCAGTCTTTTTGACTCCAGACATATCGACCTGATCAGCAACTAGAGTCGAAGGCTTGGTCAGGTAGTTGTCGTCAATCAGCTTACGCAACGGCACTGCATGGGCAACATAATCAAACTGCCTGCTTGGACCGTAGATCAGTCCACCGTCCAACCTGTACGGGGATGCCGTCAATCCCAACAGCAACGCATTGGGCGAAGTCTCGCGAATATCGTTTAAGAAGATCTGGTACTGAGACTCGTCACGCTGGGGTATTTCATGCGCCTCATCGACGATGATCAACTGCCGCTCACCAAACTCTTCTCCTTTGGTGCAGCAGGATTGGATCGTTCCAAATATGATATCTGGTGACGTTTCCTTTCTGCCAAGTCCCGCACAGTAGATCCCACAAGATACATCAGGTAAATGCTGTGCGAACTTGTCGAGGTTTTGTTCAACCAACTCTTTCGATCTGGCAAGCACAATTGATCGGTAACCAATCTTCGCGATGCCACGCAAGATGTCAGCAATGACAATTGTCTTGCCCGCTCCTGTTGGGAGCACCAACAGTGGGTTCTTCCCCCTGTGAGTCTTGGTTCCCCTCCAAAAGGCCTCGATAGATTCCTGCTGATAGTCACGCGGCGTAAACATGCTCTTCTCCAAGTAAGGGCAGTTGACGCATCCATTGCTACAGCATCGCCCTCTACTGAGCAGGAACTCTCGGCTTAAAGGCATTACTCAACCGAAACAAAAATACGGTCAGTGGCTAGAAGTGCTCTTGCAATGTCAGTTCCCATGCGGGTAACTGTTTCCTCTGCCTCGAAAAGCAATTCGTTTTGTGCATGAATTAGCTCATGTAAAAGAGTGTCCAAGAAAGTTTGCTTGGAGAGATCGATGCGGACGCTGATTGTTTTTGTGTCACGGTTGCAGACTCCCCATGTTTTCTTTGGCAACCTCGATGCGTTCCATTGACGGTAGGTCAGCAGGTTGATTGTCCATTCACAACCATTGATTTTAGTCTTCACGCTTTCCATGGGTCACCTTCCGTTGGCAGCGTCAAAATTCCTGTCGTCCTCAACAAAGTCGTAAGCAAACTCTTCCCCGCACTCCTTGCATGCAGCGTAGTCCCACTCTACAGGCATCGCGTTGTGGCATACGATGCAAGTCATTCCTGCATAATCTTCGCCACCGTCATTTCTTGCAGGAATCACATCAATCTGAAGGCTTAGTTTTACGGTATGCAGAAACTGAGTTTTGCCACCAACATCCCTGACGTAGACATCGACCTCCGATGGCAGTTTGCTGGTCTTCTTGAAAAGGTGATACCAGTTAGCCATACGTCTTGCAGTTTCGCAGTAGGTGAGTCCTTCACCAAAAGACATCCAGTTCTGAAAGTCTTTGTCGCCTGAAATCCTTGCTTCTCTCTTTAGCATGCTGCATCCTTAAAAAATGGTTGCGTTCGATCAATCAACAGCACATCCGCATCCACCCCAATCCATAAGTTCATCAAAAGAAAGCTGGGTATTGGAGTCTATTTCCTTCTTCAACTGCAAAAGAGTCAAGTTGCTTTTTTTCCCGTTTCTCATTCTTGTTAAAATTGAAACGTCACCAAGTTGCACCCGCAGTTTTTCTTCTTCTTCCACCCACCTATTGAAAACTTCTGGTTTTGTTTTGTACAAGTGACGAAACTGAGCAACTCCAGACTTCACGCATCCTCCACCACAATTTGCGTGAGCAAACCCTAAGTCGTAAAGCTTGCATGGAGACAGGCCTTCTGACCTGCACCACTCCAGCATCTTTTCTTTCGTCATTATGGGCTTTTCACACATAGGTGCTTCAACCTGCCATGGACTGTGTCTCTCCCTCACCTTCTTGAGCCTGTGGGGTTCATTCCAGTCAAGACCGAAATAAGTAACGCAATAAGATGGATCGCAGTTGTCCTTCCTCCATTTATTCAAAAGCTTTCTTTTTAAAATGTCGCTGCATGGATCAATTCTAGAATTACCTAAAAACTTCCTGTCTCGAAAAACTTCAAATGGAGTTCGACCATCTTCAATCTTTATAAATTTTGCACCAATGTTTTTAGACGACGACTTTAAAAACTCATACAGAGTAGGATCTTCGATTTTTGTGTCAGCAAAAAGCAAAACCATTTCCTCGGTCCCATGTTGCTCTGCAACTCGCTTTGCTGCTGCCCAACTGCAAACGCCACCGCTATACATGACCAGATGTTTAATTTTCATGACAATCCTTTAAAAGCAACTGCTTTGGGAGTCGAACCCAAGTACTCAGGGGGAAATAGAACTTCCACAGAACCAGTCCCTTTCTTTGTTTAAAGTGAGTACTGCCCACGCAAGCAGTCAAAAAAAATGGTTGCGGGGGAATCAAACCCCCGTGTTTAACAATCCCTTGAAACATTACCTTCAGTCAACCAACCCATCAAAACGGTGCTTCGTCAGAAGACACTGCCGGATGGGAAACTGGCAGAGGTGCGTCCACAACACCACCAGCAACTCGCTTGACAACATTGCTGTCGCCATACTCTGCGTCCTTGCGGATGTCTACAGTAACAGCAACGATGCTGTTAGTCCCAGCAAGCTCAGATGGGTCCGCGATCTTGCCTTGAATGCCAACAGCATTAGCAAGACGCTTGATCCCCTCAAGCCCGATCTTCACAACCTTCGGGTTGTTGTGAACAACCATCAGTGAATCCCAGATCTTAGAATTCGTGTGGTCGCCTTCAAGGACTTGGTAAGTCACCTTGACACGCTGACCTCCTGCCTTGGTTTCAACCAAACTGCACTCTTCTACAATGCAGTTGTAGGTTCCCTTTGGCAGTGGACCGATTGGGCGATCCTCGACCTGAATTTGATCGAGATCAATTTGAAACGACATTCTTCTCTCTCCGTATTAAGAAACATTTGTGACTGCGGAAATGTACGCTTCCGCATCCGAAAGATCAAACTTTTCGGGTAAGCTTGGAACCCTGTTTTTTGCCTGGTAGGCAGGCTTGCCCACTGTGTGGAATACGCGACGACCTTTGTCAATTCCAACATTCCTAGTGCGACCAAACGATTCCTCTTTCTGAGAAACCGCCATCTCTGGTTCTGCAAACAGCACCTCGTCGCACCACTCTGAAACTAGTGCTCGACAATGCTTGGAAAGGTTAACGGCCATTTGATCCCAACTCATTCCATTGGGATGTTCAACTTTGACCTGTGTCGCGTGACCAATAAGCAAAACATGCTTCCCTGCATCTCTTGCCTTATCGCATGCTTTCAGGATCGCACCCATGCGTCTGGCAGTTTCGAGATTCCCCTTGCCAAAGTCCATCTTAAAACCTTCCTCTGCAAGTTCGTTCCAGATTAGATTTTCAAGCCAGTCTACTGAGTCAATAATAATAGTCTCAAACTGACTGCTGACGCACTCCATGACCGCAGAGTAAACATCCCTAGATCCAGTCAGCCTCTGCGTTGCTGTAACGTCAACGTGGGCAAATCCGTCCTCGGTTGGAAGCAGGACTGCGTTCGGCCATTTGGCAGCAAACGTAGTCTTCCCCACTCCTTGAGCACCATAAATTAGCGTCCTTCTTGGAACGCTTTGAATTCCAGTGGTTACGCTATCTAAAAATCCCACTACTTTTCTCCCATAACAAATTCTGTAATTACTTCTATTGCTTCATCAACTTCCCACGCGACATCAACGATGTCCTTCGCCATTGCCTTGACTTCTCTGGCAACAACAGTGTCTCCTGCAAAGTTATAACGCTGTTGTATAACCCCCCAGACACTCCTGACGCATGCGTCACCTAGAGCATCGATTAGGTCTAGCAATGCTTCTGCTTGCGGTCCTCGATTAAACCTCTCAGCCGCTTCAAGCCTTTCCCTTGCTTGGAAAGCTTTTAGTCTGAGCCACTTTAAGTGTTCAGCATCTGCCTCACTAAACATCGTATTTCCTGTATTCTCGGTTAACCCCTCGATAAGATATCGCTCTTCTTTCTAGCTCACGCAAGTCCATTACAAATGGGTCTGTGCCTTTAGCTTCTTGTCGCGTTAGGCAGTGACCACATTTGCACATGATCATGCACTCTGCGTCAACATCGACCTCGATACACTCTTCTCCTTCAATGACAAGTCTGGTCACCCACGCATCAATTGTGACAAATTTCTTATCAACTTCCATTCCAAGTATTTTCGCACCAGCATAAGTTGGCTCTTCTCGGAAGTGGTGGAAAGAGTTCCTTAGTCTTCTGCCAAGGTAGCGATGCATCTTGAGGTGCTTTTCTTCATCGACGAAGTCTTTAAAGCCATCAACAAACTTGAAGGCATCACTGAAACCTATATCATAAGTTTCTCGGGTGTAGACATTGCAACCGACCTTAAAAGGTGGGCAAATTTGCTGGTTTTCAACTTTCATGCGACAATCCATTTTGCGCAAAGGAAAAACAATGTTTGAGCAACGCATCCTTACAATCAGCATAGATGCTGAACTGAAAAACCAAAATAGCGGGCAAACGAGGCACTGGTCAACAGCACATCGCGAAAAAAAGACAATGACCACTGCTTTGCTAGATGGAAGAATTCTATATCCAGGTGATGGAAATCTCAAGTTTGGCGTGTTTTGCAAGGAAATAATGCCGCATCCGTTCGACGCTAGAGTTGACGTTAGCGTCAAAAGGATACTAGGCAAAAAACAGAGGTTGTTCGACCCTGACTCAATTTTACGCGGCAATTGCAAGCAACTTGTCGATGCCGTTGTTGACTCTGGGATCTTAGCAGATGACTCATCTAAGCATATTGGGAGAGTGCTTGGAATGCAGGACGCTAGTCAGCGTGATCGCGGTCCTGCGATTGAAATTACCTTTTGGGAATCTCCTGATGAGCAGAGTACTAGTTGTTCCTGACTTGCATTCTCCAGCTATTCATCCGCTTGCATTTGACTTTGTCAGAAGGATTGAAGACGACTGGCAAACAGAACGCACTGTCTTCTTGGGTGACATTTTTGACTTACATGCATGTTCTTATCATGCAAAGGAACTTGGCACCCCTAGAGCACTTGCGGAGGTTGAAGAAGCTCACGAGCAGATGCAACCGTTTTATGAACACTTTTCAACTGGCAGGGTAGACTTTTTAGTTGGCAACCATGACGCACTGATTTGTCGCAAGGCAGTTGATGCTGAGATCCCTGAAGAGTGGATTAGGCCAATCAAAGACATATTCGGAATGCCCAAGAATTGGCGAGTCACCGAAAGATACGGAACAGTGCTCTGCGATGGGGTTGCCTATCGTCACGGTGATGCGGGAGCAGGGGGCCAGACGCCTGCCATAGCACAGGCAAAGCAAGCAATGCGTTCAACGGTGATTGGACACTTTCACGCTGCGTTTGGAGTCCACTGGTACGCCTGTGACGCGATGCGGGTCTTTGGGTGCAGTGCAGGTTCCCTTTGCGATCCTAGTCACTTGCAGCAACGGTACGGGAAACGATACGCAAAGCGTCCAATACTTGGCATGGCAGTCGTCATCGATGGGACGCATTGCTTTTGTGAGGTGATGCCTGTAAAAAATAGGGGAGTTCGATGAAAGACGGCGCAATGATTTTTGATGGATGCGATAATGCCATTGTCGGCACCAACATTGACGGGACGCTCGTTTACGACTATGAACTGCTGATCGAAGTTTTTATTGACGAGCAAGACATGTCGCTTGATGAAGCAAGGGACTGGGTCAACTTTAACGTAATCGGGTTGCTTGGAAATGACGGTTCTCCATCCATTAGAATGCCAGAAAGTCTATAGCGTAGGCAGTTTGTTTTCTGGTATCGGTGGACTCGAATTGGGTCTGTCTTGGACGAAGCGTTTCGCACCGGCCTTTTTCGTGGAGAAGGATGAATATGCGCGTAAGGTACTTAGAAAGCACCACCCTGTCACGCCAATTGAGAAAGATGTTGTCAGGTTTCCCTACCGTCCGATTAAAGACTGGGAATGTGACATCCTCGCAGCGGGATTCCCTTGCCAAGACATCTCCACAAGCGGGCCTAAAACAGGACTGTCAGGAAAAAAGTCAAGCCTGTTCTTTGAGGTCATTCGCGTGGCTAGATTGCTCAGACCCAGAGGCATATTGCTGGAGAACGTGGCAACAATGCTTGATCGAGGAATGGACGAGGTACTCTGGTCGCTTTCCGAAATCGGGTACGATGTTGAATGGCACATTATATCATGCGAATCCGTTGGTGGATCTCACAAGCGACCCAGAGTGTTTGTCATGGCCTACCCCAGCGGCGCACGAAGCAAGGCTGGGATATCAGAAGAGACATCGCGGAGCAAAGGGCATACAGGAATCCCTTACCACTGTCGTAATCAATCGTCTGGGTGGACGGGAAGCAGTCACTGGGCAACTGAACCCGATGTGGGTCAGTTGGTTGATGGGTTTCGAGACAGGGCATGTCAACTTAGATGCCTCGGAAACGCAGTAGTGCCTCAGTGCGCTGAGATTATTGGTTATCGGTTTGCTCAGATACTTGACTCTCTGCATTAGCAATTGCTTTATCAACCAACGCTGCGGCCCCAACCTTAAGTGCTGACCTTGGGAGCATCCTTAAAGGCGAGGGAAGCATGTTTTTCTGCTGGACAAGCCTCTGAACAATCACCAATTTGTTTGCCTTGCACCATTCGATGCCATTGTCATCCATCTTGCGTTTCCAGTTGTTGCAACCACAACCTCTGGTTTGCCTGACAACCCAGTCTGGTATTAGCTTCCCTAGTTCTGTCCCTACTCCACTCATTACGGCCCCTCCCCACTTGGCTCACCACCTGACTCACCACCTGACTCACCACCTGACTCACCGCCTGACTCACCACCTGACTCACCACCTGACTCACCGCCTGACTCACCACCTGACTCACCGCCTGACTCACCGCTTCCAGGTTCGCACTGACAGGCCACGGTCTGGATTTGCTTCTCGTCCCATTGTCCAGTTGCCGCTGCATCAGGATTGACTGGTACGATCCCTGCGCTGCCATAGTCTTGCTGACAATCACCCGCTGGACCTCCACAAAGGACACTGGGAAGGTTGACGCCTGCAAAGACATTAACGGACCAAGTCACGCTAACCTGATACGTCGAGAATGGACAAGATGCCGTACTCGGCTCAACACACATTGTTCCGCTCACGACCAAAGAGTTGGTTGGACCATCAGAGTTAAGTTGAACCGTAAAGCTAGCACAGCAACCAGTTGTGCTGCCTAACTGAAAATTGCTCATGCCACCACCCCATTGATTGTTGTTGTCGGCTGGGTCGGGTACGTTCTGCCAAGTAAGGTTAAACCCGCTAAACTCAAACTGATCAGAGCATTCGGCGCAATCGGAGCACTCAGGACATTCTTCACCCTCCAAGAAAACGCCACCCAACTCCGCACACTCCGACTGAGTGACTCCAGGCATTGGCCCATCATCAGTGCAGCAGCATCCACAAGGTTCGCAACACACTTCGGCTTGAATTGGTTCATCAGCGGCATAACTGCAGACATTAACAGTTGCGCGAGTGACGGAAAGAAAGTCTTCATTGCACCCTTCAGAATCTTGCGGTCTGCTAACTGATGTTACGACTTGAAGTGGCATCAGCGGTGGGTAAATCGTGTTGTCCTGTGTAATTGCTGGACAACTTTCATTGTCACCAAGGACTCTTATGTGCTTTCTTGTTTTGTATTGAAGTCCGCAGTCGGCAACGTAAGTCATTAGCTGATCTGCTGATCCATCTTTCTTGCCGACCACTTCGTACTTAACAGCCTTTCCGTACATTGCAGATTCGGTTGAAAACACATAGTAGTTCTGATCATTTGGGTCCCAAAAGGCAAATCCTTTAGATCCGTTTTTTAAACAATCAATAGGCAAGCAGGGATGCGTTTGAATGTGATCGTTAATCCCCTGCGCTGGATTATCGGGGTCGTCAAAGTACGTTTCTGGATTTTCGCCTTCAAAGTTTTCCGATGAATGAAGCCAATTTCCCGTTGATTCTTGGTAAGTTGCGCAGACCCATCTGGCTATTGGGTTTTGAACGTCAACTATATGCCACTCGCCTGTCCGAGTCCCAAGTCCACTTATATACGGAACACATCGATTGTCAGCGTTTTCCAACCTAGATGGGTAAGAAACTCTTTCAATTATGGCCCAACCTTGACGTGCAGAAAACCTGTGCGGGTTGAGTGCATTGATTCTGTATTCCGCTGCCCCACCCTCGGGGTCGGGAGTGACCTGAAGTTCTTCAGGGAAGTCCACATAAGGCCACTCGCTGGCAAACGAACTGTCTGGGAAAACCCGCAAGCTTTTAACCTCAGTGTCGTCTTCCCCTCTCGGCATTGCATCGTAATCGTCAATGGAAACTCTCATCCGGTTTACAGACTGAGTGCATTGCTCGACCTCCCACCTTGGATAGCACTGACTGCCTGTGTTGCAATCGTTTTCGCAATCAAAGTATTCGTCTAGGATTCCGTATGTCATCACGGCATACCCAACGCTACCCCCAGCATGCAGCATTTGGTACATGTCTGGGTTCTGGCCTTGCAGGGCGGTGAAGTTATCAGCACCAACCGCATGGGCAAAAAGTTTTCTTGGGTCATGAACAAAAATCTGTTCGTTGTACTCAAGCCCCTCGTTTCCAAACTGATCTAAGACGTATGCGATAGCGCGTCCAGTGTCATTAAAACTGGTTTTAAGCCGAAACCTAACTCGTTGCGATTGAGGTGCATCTACTACAAAAAGAACACCTCCGAATACTGCGCAAAACGAAATTGTATTTTTAGGAATTGGGCGAGGAAACGTGTTGTAGACGTAGTATTCAGCATCACCGTAGCTATTTCCATCCGCTGCCCCTGCGCCGGTCTGTATAACTTCAACATCCACAAGCTGAAAATCTTCTGGCAGTCCTTGCCTACTTCTTGGATACGGCTTGTAAATCTTGCAGCGTTCAGGCGAAACCGCCGCCTGCATCCTAACCTGATTACCATCATCAATTTCTGGAACCGCAGCGGGGATCTCCTCTGGGGAAATGAATGCATACAGTTCCATATCGGTGGCAACCTGCCTGCCTTGATTAAACTCACCAAGACCATGCTGCAACACATCTTCGGTTGGGTAACCGGAGATCAAGTCTTTTTTTGCAAAGTCGCCGAGTTGCCTCGTAACGTCTTTGCGCGAAAATCCGTAGAGTGTCATTTACGCTATCTCAAAAAAGTAAAGGTGATCTGTGGCTGAACTCTTAGCAAATCATAAGGTGGTACTCCGTTTTGAACATCTTGTATAAAGGGCAAGCCTCCTCTCGGACTTGGAGTATCGGACCTAAGATAAAGCTGCTGATGTCCCCATGTGCCAAAGTTCGATGAAGGCTTAAGCTCACCTGATACGTTGAGATATCGAGTGTCTGCCCTAACCCTTGGCTGATCCCAACCTGGATTAAGCTCAACAATGACGGAGGAATTGTTAAGTGATTTAAGGGTCCAGTCCCTAACATGTATTGTGTAGGTCACCCTCTGACAACCAGTCTGAGTTACAACTCCACTTATCAGCAAAGGAACCGTAGTGTCTTCATAAGCAATGTCAGTAATCATTGCATGTCTAGGGGCTATTTGATTAAAACCACTTGCTTGCGGGACAGTGCTGTCAACGTACCAAATTTCTTCGTTTAATCGGTAAATTCTTTGAAATAGACTCTCGGCATCAAAACCTATCTCGTACTGAGAGAACGTAATAACCTGATCTGGCACAACCTTAACTGGAGGATTGCTGTAAAGAGATCCTGTAGGCAACACACATGGACTCGGGTCACTGCCAGCAGCAACAGTTGTTTCATCTTCTGTCCAAGCAGTGACCTCACGCTGCTGTGCTGCGTATGTGATAATTGGGTCAATGCCTTCAATTGCATCTTCAGCGGTCGGTCCTGCCGGTAAAGCACTACCCGCATCTTGCCCCGTAGTATCAGTGAACGTGCAACTAACAGAAAACTCAAGACCGTTTGATGAGTTCCTGTTTACTCCAACCGAAGTGCATCGCCACCAGTAGTAAACATCTCCCTCAGGAGTCTGGTAGACGGTGTCTCCCGCCTTTGGAAGCGTGTTATTGAAGTTAGCACCAGTGGTTGGTGCAGGAGCGTTACGCACCATATCCTCGTCCACCGAAGAAGGCCCAAAACCAACAATGGGTGCTGGGTCTTCGCTGTCAAATGCATGAACCCTGTATGTCACCTGAATGGACTTACTGACAACCTCCTGCCCGTTCTTCTGAACAAGTGAGTAGGTTGCGTTGCCTGTTTTCTTGCGGCAAATTTCGTATTCGATAGTCATTAGTTAACAGCCTGTGGTAAAGACCTTCTTACTTCTTCTGTGTTTAGCTTTGCTTCTCGCCGCATTTCCTCTAGTTGCTGGTTAAGCGTATCTAACTGCATTTCCCTTTTCTTGTTTGCTGCGTCTTGAGCCTTAAAAGCTAAGTTCTCGGCAACCCGTTGCTGAACAAACCTGTAGTCGGCTCCGGCTGATGTAAAATCAACGCTAGGACCGCCCATTTTCTTTAGAGCATCCGCAGCGTCTTTTTCTTTCTTAAACCTATCTTCGATTTGTTTCTTTCTTTCATTGCCTTCCTCGTCGATCAACTTCATCCTGTGCTCATGCATCTTGTCTAGATCTTTCTGCGGATCTTCGACCATCCTTCTTTTCTTTTCTGCTTCTTCATGCATCTTCTCAAGTTCGTCGATCTGCATGATTGCTTTCTCAAAGTCTTCTTTTGTCATCCGCATTCGCATGCGTTCTTTGCTAACTTCTCGACGCATTCGCTCAAATTGTGAAACGCGATTGAACTGATCTTCCAGTTCTTGAATTATCTTTTTTTGCTCGGAGGTTTGTTTTGCAACATCGTCCATTGCTTTTTTGTTTGCTGCGGTGGTTCTGCCGTTTATTTTGGCCGCTTTCTCTTGCGACTTTTCGATTTCCTTTCTCTGCTTTTCCCTATGTTCGTTCATCTCCTTGAAAGTCATTGGCTTGCCAAACCTATTCTCTTGCCCCAGTTGACCAAAATCAAATGTAAGAATGTTTTTCAAGTCTTGTATTTTTTGAACAAAATTATTACCCATCCTGTCACCTATCTGGCCTAGCCTGTCAAATCCCATCTCATATCCTTCTAAGGACATGTTTACCCACTCAAGCATTGTCGCCCCAAGCCTCTCAATGGGAGCACCAGGAGTTGTGGACAACTCAAACAGTATTCCTTTAAGTTTTGACCACTGCCCCCCAATGGTGTCCATTGCCTTGGTCAACCTTTCGCTGTACTGTTCCGCGCTAGCAGCAAGAGCCTTGGAAACCATCTCGGCACTAATCGCACCGTCTTCCATTTTCTTTCGCAGACTGTCGTAGCTTTCGCCAGTCATCTCAACCATTTTTCGCAGAGGATTAAATCCTTGGTTGGTGAACTGCCTAAGTTCCTGACCCTGCAACTTCCCTGCGGCAGTCACATCTGCGAACGCCTTTGTCAAGAGGCGTAACCTTTCAACATCGCCCCCTGCAATAGTACCAAGTGCCTTAAGATCTTCTACGACGAACTTTGATTCTCTACCGAATGACATTAACTGTCTTGCGCCTTCCGCAAGCTGAGTTGTCGTTAGCGGAGTTTCTCTAGCAAGTTTCTGGAACCTCCTTATTAACCCTGCTGCGGCCTCGTCACTGTTGCCCATAAGAACAGACAAATCGATAGTGGTCTTACGCAATTGCATTGCATTTTCAGTTGCTTTCTTAAGAGCAAGTGCAAGCCCAGCAAAGCCAGCCACAATGGGAACCATCTTTGCCCCAAGCATCGCTGCACCTCTGACCGCACCGATCATTGGACCGCTAGCACCCATTGCACCCGCAATGTTCCCGAATACACCTGCTTGCATTCCAGGTGACATTCCCCCAACCATTCCACCGAACTTCCCAGAAAACCTTTTGGCATCCATTACCCGTTGCTGGAATATGTTTTTGTTCGCTTTTTTGATTTCATGGGCGCGCTGCAACACCTTTTGGTGCTCCTCCTTGCTGCGATTCCTGCGCTTTACAAAAGCATCTTCTTGGAACTTGTTTTTCTCTGCCTCAATTTTCTTCTCAAGATCTGCCTCCCTGTTGATCTTTTTCTGTAAAGCAAGCTCCTCCTCTTTAAGCTTTATATTCGTTTTCTCAAATTTGTTATGGGCAACCTTCTTGAATCCTGCCTTATCAAGATCCTTGTTCAGTTCTTTAAGGATCGTAAGACCCTGTTCCTGAGTGATGCTGCCATCTGCGCGAAGCTTTTGTAGGTTCTTAATCCCTGCCTGATATCTATCAACATCAGTGGTCGCACCCCTCATGGCATCTCTAAAGGTCTTAAGAGCAGACCTAGAGTCCATTGCACCTTTCTTAAGCGAAGATGCATTAAGGATGACATCGTAACGTAGAGCACCGACTCGTTCAGCAGTCATCGCACCATTCCTAGCAGTTGATCTCGGGCAGATTCCATATCAAGTTCTTCCCCCGAAGTGGCAGACTCTTCCATTTTCTGGACCGCCAAGTGATACGCGATCCAACTATCAACGACTGCTGGATCTACGTTGTTCATCCAAGTGACCGGATCATCAATACTGAGGTCAGAGCATATCTTGAAGACCCACTGAAGTCGGTGGTTCTTCTGGAACTCTGTCTCTAGCTTTGCGATCCGGCTTCCTCGTTTTTTTCCTTGCTGTCCACCCACTCTTGAATTGCAGAATGCAATGCATCGAGTTTCATGGAATCGAGGCTAGAAACAGCCTCGGTGTCAGCATCAGAGAAAACCATTTTCCCGTCTTTGTCGCAAACACAATCGATGATCGTGTAAACGCGATGACGCTCACGGTAAGAGTCTTTTGCGTTGCCCTTAGCATCGAACATCTGTGCTGCCCTACGGCAACGCTTCAGTTCGCTAGGAAGCTTGACATAAACATCTTCACCGAAAAACTTTTGAGCAAGCTTTTGAGGCTTGTCAATCGCCGCCTTCTCCAGCAACTTCTTCTTCGTCAAACTCATAGAATTCTTCTCCCGTAGAAGGTTTGTTCAAAATCTCATCTGGAACGTCTGGTGGTTCAGAGTAGCCCCTTGTCTTGCTTTGCATCACAGTCGCAACCTCTTCAGAAATCTGTTCTTTCTCAAGTGGTCCAATATCAGTTCTGATAAAGCAAATATGACCTGGAGATGACCAGTCCACGAAACCTACAGACTTGCCATCAACAATTACCCAGTACCTGTCGAGAGACTCTTTCTTGCGTGTTCCAAGATTGACTCCTTCGACAGGTTGAAGTTTTACATCCATTTATTTTCTCCCAAAAAACTTAAAATGAAATTATGGTGTGGGGCAGATAACACTGTCTTTGACTGGCTCTTCAGTTGTTAGAACCGGCCCAGTGCCACCATCAAGTTGGATCGTGATGCTGATCTCCATGAGAGTGCTCGTCTCAAGAGATGGCAATCCCAATGAACTTATGAAGCCAGTTCCGGTAAGTGTTGATGGAGAAGTTGTGCCATCCCTTGATTCAGGAAGTACGACTGTAATGCACAGTTGCTCCCCATCTGCAAACAAAGAGTTTGGCCCGCTCAACGCAGCGTCAAAAACAAAGGTTGCCTCAATTGTTCCTGGATCAGAAACATCTGCTGGAATTCGTCGCATGAACCCAGTGTCGTCGAGGCATGTTGTGTCAATTGCCTCCATAGTCAATTCGGGAAGCTGAATCGACCTTGGGCATCCCATGCATATTTTCGGGTCGGATGCTGAACAATCGCTTTGGTCTTTAAGAACAATAACTGCTCCCTGCCCAGTATCTCCAAGAAATGTAGTTCCGTATGCCATGTTTAAATCCTTCTAAGTAAATGAGAAGCAGACATTGAAGTCTTGCATTGTTCGGTAGATGTGTAGGTCGCTTCCATCAATAGGCTTGAATGCGTCAGTCGATGGTCCGCTGTTCTGACCGATAGACCTAACAGCCAAGTCCTGTGCGTACCCCCTCGGGAACGACTTGAAAGATGACCTGCATGCTTTCCATGTGCTCTGCGACTCTCCCTGCTTGTAACTCCAAGCCTCCAACTGAATGCGAGACTCAAAGAAATCAACCATGTTGCATTCTACAGCATCGTAGGCATTGCTGCTAATTTGAGTGATAACAACGTACTGCCCAGTCACATCCTGCGGAGGGTTGGTGCAAAACACATTGCTGCCAACCGCTGCTGAGACATCAGCATCAGTCAGAAGCTGGTTACGCAGATATTCAAGGAGCATCATTTATCAATCTCCGGTACATCCACGGGTTTACCAAGCCTCTTCGCCCACTGCTTTGCAATCTGCACAACCTTCCTCTGCTGCTTGGACATGGTTGTGTCAGCGGCGGTCCTAAAGAACGGTCTTGGGGGAAGTCGCATGGCAACCTTTCCGTTGCCACCCTTTCTGTCTTTGTTGATACCGCCCCAGAGGATGATCACAGCACCGTACTCCAGCAGGTGGGCATGCGGTGCTACTTGGTGCGATGGACCCGCAGTGCTGCCTACAACCGCATCCCTTCGTCGGCCCTTCCAGTTGCGAGCGATAATAGCGTCTGCAAGTGTCCTCCTCGGTCCCCATCGCTTTGACTGAGCCTTTTTGCCAAGCTTTTTAAACGTCCCAGTGCTACGCGACCGACCAATGGGTTGCCCTTGCGGATTGACTGAATTCTCAGCGTCCATGGACCGCTCGCCGGTCTTCATGACCTGCTTCTTTGCCTCTGCTCGGACAATAGTTGTAGCGGCGCGAGCGGCTGGCCTTGCAACACGCTCTGTGATCAAGAAACTTAGATCTCTGAACAACATGTCAGTCGATTTGCTGTGCTGAAAACCAGACTGCGTTTTTTTGCTAACACGCTTGCCACGCTTGATGGCGAGTGCCTCTTTTTTTGCGTTCTGCAATAATCTGTACTGATTGCCGTTCATGACTTTTTCAACTCCACTCGGAGTTCACGATTGGTCCCAGACACATCTCGAATTGCCACGATCCCGTACTCTTCGCCTTCGATCATGACTCTCATGAGAGCATTGACATCCTTTGCCTGCTCCTTGTCTCCAACGATCACATGGGTCGATAACTCGGTCACAGCATCGCCATAGACTGTCTCTTTGCCCGATACGCTAATTAGCTCGCAAGGCCAATCACTGACGCTTGTAGCCCATGTGGAGTTCTCTGTATACGTTCTCTGACCATAAGAGTCGGTTTGCAGGTTCTGCAACTGGAACGTAGCTAGATAGTTTCGGAAACCGATTCGTTTCCTTCGGAAACCAGTCAGTTTGGTCATGGATAGCTACTCCGCATCAACTTGCGGACAATCGCTTCGTAGCTTCTGCCATCGTTTGTGTTGACCAGATTCTCCTGAGCCGGATCGAAGTACAGTCTTCCGACTTCTAGCAAGATTGCCTGCTTCGCAAGCTCAGGGACGCAATCGGTGCTCGGTTGACCTGCGGTGAACGCAATGGTCACTGATCGATTGTTTTTGATTGTGTCAGGCCAAGAATCAATGTCAGGGGCTAGGAAGAGGCGGCGTCTGGCAATGTCCAAATCATACTGATCTGTTGCAAGCGTTGCCTCTGTCGCAGTGCCGTTGTCGTCATACTTGTACTTAACAGACTCAACAGAATAGACAGGACGCATGTTGATAAGAATGCTTCCACCTTTTTCAGGGAAGCCAAGCATACGCTGCTCAAACGTCTGAGCGATCCAAGAACGCTCTGTATCAATCTCCAGTTGCTCAGTCGCAGCGGTCACAAGACGCTGGATCATCGCATCCTGAGCAGTCCCTCCGACTCTTAGGTGCTGCTTTGCCTCTACGAGACTTACTGGATTGTTTGCGGGACTTGTTTTTCTTTCGATTGTCCAGTTTGGAATCTTCATCGACTTTTTCACAAACCCCAAGGTAGAGAAGAGTTGTAACAACCCCCTCGTTAAGCTTATCTGTGATAAACCCCACCTCGCGATTGAGGTGGGGTTTTATGAATTTTACCTTGGTCACGATTACGCGATGGTCAGTTTGACCAATGCCTCTGGGTTAACTGAAGCAAGCGCGATTCGCTGCGTAGCTTGAACACCGATTTGATCGGTATTTGCATAAAGCTGATCGAGAATTCTAAAGGACAGATTTCGACGATCACCGAAGTAGTGGCTAGTTCCGATATCACCAAAGGTGATAAGCAGGTCGCCAGATGTGCTCGATGCAGCACCTGGAACAGCCTCACAAAGGTTGACTGGGAAACCAAACAGCGATGGACGCTGACCGGACTCGATGTCGCCCATTGCAGTTCCACCAGATGCGTTGATGAGATCACGCACCTGACCGTAGAACACGCTTCGGTTCATCGTCCACTCACGCTTGATGCCTGCGAAGTTTGGAAGGAGTGCAACCAAAGCAGTCAGGTCGGTGAGTGCGATACTGCTAACACCGACGACAGTGTTGCCGACGACATCGGTATCACCTTCGATTCCACCAGTGTAAAGAGTAGAGCCAGTGAAGAGAGAATTATCCTCCGCTTGAGACATGCCATAGGCGATGTCCCTCGTAACTTCATCGACAATGTTGACGATGGAATCTTCAACCAATTCGCTGGAAATTTTTACAAGACCAGCCATTTTCTTTGCTGTCAAAACGGCTTGCTCGAAAGTCATGTGGCTCGAACTGATCGCGCCCTCTTCAGCGGGGTACGATACGGATGCGTGACCGATGACCTTTGGAACGGTCCATGTCAGAGCACCCATAGCAACGCGACGACAAAGCTTCCTTGCGTGACCATACTCATTGAGCAGGTTGATCAACGCATCGCTCAGTGGAGTCGGCACGGTTTCGATTCCGCGACCTGCGTCCGTTTCATTTTGGCTGGCAAGGAACTGCTTGGCCTTTGGGTTTCCACCAAGTGCAGCAAGCCACATTCCTGACTCGTATGCATCTTCGACGCTGTTGAAGACAGATGTCTTCTGGTTTTTGACTCTTGCAGGGATCAAGGGTTCGTCCTCTTTTTCGATCTCAGGTTCGGTGATTGCTGCAACCGCAGCAGGAGTAATTTTCGCGGCAGCAATTTTGTCTTTTGCTGCTTGAATTTTGACAAACCGATCTTTTTCGCTTTCCAGTCCAGAAAACTCAATATTAAGAGCGTCGATTTGCTTGTTGTCGTCCTCGGTAAGGCTACCTTCGCCTTCGAGAGCAACGTCCGAAATTGCCTGCATCTCATCAGCGATGTCAGACAGGCGAGCATTGATAGCGTCTACGCGAGACATGTTTTTCCTTTTTTTGTCAAGGTGGAACCCACAAGTTGGGCAATTTTACCAAAAATATTTATTTCACCAAATTGCTTAAGCGAAGTTTCATTCTCTTTGCCGATGCATCTGCCTTGTTGCTGATCGCAGCAGGACACAATGCAAGTGGCTTTGACTCTGCCTTGGCAGGCTTTTTACGCTCTTTTGGTGCATATACAGAATCAACGAAACCCATTTCGACAGCTTGTTCAGCGTTCATCCAAGTTTCATCGTCCATCATCTTTTTGCACTCTTCTGGAGACTTCCCGCATCGCTCTGCGTAGACTTCAGAAATCTGCTCATCAAGCATGTCGAGGATGTCGGCAACCTGCCGGAATCCCTTCGCGTTCTCTGCTGCCACGGTCCAAGCGTTATGGACAAAGAACAATGCATTGCTGTTCATGACCACCTTGTCGGCAGCGCAGGCAACCACAGTGGCGATTGAGCATGCTTGAGAGTCGATGTGAATCGTTACTTCACCACCATCGTATGCTCGGATCTGGTTATACATACTGATACCGCTGGTGACGCACCCACCCTCAGAGTCGAGGTGAATAGTCAGATCGCCAGTCTGCTCTGCCATAAGATCCATGAAGTCATCCGAAGATACCCCATTTTGGAAGTCACCGATCATGCCTCGCATGGTGATGCTACCGTCTGTTCCTTCAAGTTTCATCGTCTTGTTCCTCTGGGGTCGCGGGGGGTAACTCGGGTGACTCACCCGCAGGTTCGTTACTGAAGTCGTCATCAAGCCCTTCGACAGGATTGAATCCATGCATCATGCGGACTTCGTTGGTTGTAATGGCAAACTGCTCACGCATCTTGCGTGTATAGTCTGCGAGCGTCGATGGATCGCCTTTGAGCAGCGGCGTAGTGTCGAACTCGTAGTGGACGTTGCCACTGTCTCTGAGTTGTTCAGGAAGCAACTTGCGGTTGCACTCTTCCTCCCACTTACAGAACCACCGGCTCAAACATCCGTTGATGAACGCAGCGTTGCGTTCAGTGATCGACTTGTAGGTGATGCCTGTCTCGTCGCCAAGGATTGACTCAAGGCCAAAGATCATTGCAATGTCAACTCTTTGAAACTGACGTTGTTCGATGAACTGTGCATCAGACGCAGAGATTGGCAAAGTGTTCAGGGACATCCCTTCCCTAAGCAAACCAACCTTGCCACTGTTCTCAACGCCCTCATGCTTAGTTTCAAAGTTGGCTAGGAACTCTGATGCTTCTTTGGAACTTCGGAACATTCCAGGTGGTGCTGTTATCACCATACCTGGCCTGCCTGAGTTCTTCAGTGCTGATGCGGAACCGTCCTGCCCAGCAATGCCAAGGCCAAACGCATCGCGGAGCACATCGATGACATGCATGCCCCATATACCGTTGTAGGACATTCCCATGATGTGAAGCATGTCACGGTCAGGGACTTTCCAGTATTCGTTTTCAGAAAATGCGGTTCCAAGGTTTGCTGAGATGCCTGCGTTCTTGGTTACAAGATGCCACTTCTGATCATCAACCAAAATTGTCTGGCAGTTCTCGGGTAGCACTGGGATGAGTGCTGTTGGTTGACCCAAACTGTTTCGATCAATGAACGCTCGGCCATTACCAAGTAACAACGCATGGATCATCATCAACTCTTTGAGTTGAAACGGAGTCATGAGATGATTGGGCGATACGTTCAAAAGCTTGTGGCCAGGTGAAGTCCTTGATACTTCGCTTCCACCGTCAGGTCTGCTTTTCCTTGCATTGATCGGAAGTCCAGCAAGATGCCCAGATATCTTCTGAGCAGCAAACCAGACAGGTGGCAACCCAAGTACCGAGTTCGTTGTTACGTTGACTCCTGACTTAGCCTTGCCTCCACCAAAAGCCTCGATCAGCCACGCTGCCGGATCGGAGATCCTGCTTTGCAATGCTTTGAACTTCTTTCCAAGCCTTTCAGCCATCCTAATTTCATGTGACATACCAGTCTCCTCTGCCTCGCACAGGTGCGACAGTCGCTCTTGCGAGTGCCATTAAACATGCAACGAGTGGGTCGATTTTTTGACTGCTCGACGCCTTGTCGAGCATGTATCTATCACTCCGGTCCCGAACAGCAACTGCGTTGGACAAGCACCATTTGAGAAGAACATCGTCGTCATGACGAAAGTTCCCGTCAGCACATGCTTGTCGAAAGATGCTGATAGGAGAATTAAAGTGAGCGGTTGTTTGAGCCATCGAAGCAATAGTCAGTCCCTGCTGACTGCATTGCTCTCCAAACTGCTGTGCCTGATAGGGGTCGATAGCAACGTCAGTTCCGTTGAGATCCCAGTAGTCTTGCATCAGGTCAGCTTGGAGGTCGGCAATAGGTGCAGGGGTTATCCTTATGCGTCCATCATCGATGAAGTCACAGAATGGTTTTTCTCGGAGATCTCTTTTTGTGTTAACCGAGATGTACGCCTGTGTCTTTACTTCGTACCGATAAATCGGAGTTCCATCTGTTTCGCTTTTGTCTGTCTCGAAACGTGAAACGGCAGCGTACGCGCAGAGATCGTCCCTGCCTCCAAGATCCACTCCAAAACTTACTGCGTCTGCATCACGCCAATCAGACAGTTCACCTGAGCACTTGGCAAAGTGCTCCATGTCAAAGATGTGTTCAGTTGAGCTAACAAGCACGTTTGCATGGTAGCGTTTGAATCGGTTCATAGCCGTTACGCTTGACGCTGCCTGCTTCGCTTGCTGCTCAAGGAACTCGGCTGAAACCGATACGCCAATGTTCGGGTTGGACTTTATCCACAAGTCTGGATCGAGTGGATCATCCTTCTCATCCATCTCGTAGCAAGCCACAAAAATGCTGTTATCGTCAACTGCCTGCTCTAGCACCTGCTTGGCGTAATTGACTTCTTCGATCCATATGTGACTACGGTCATCACCTGCAGTGGTCACGGTCAGGATTAGCGGTTGTGCTCTTGAACCAGAACCTGTCTGCATCGTTGAGTAAAACGGTTGATGGACTTTACGCCACGCATGAGTCTCGTCTAGGACACAGAGCACGGGGTTCAGTCCATCGAAGGGCCGGTCAGATCCTACGCAAGAGATGTTGCCACCGTTGTGCTGAAACCGAATGATCTTGTTTTGGTAGATGGAACCTTCTTTGATCAGTGGCGACTGCTCTCGCATTCGAATGCACTCGGCCATGACCACTTTCTCGGCCTGTTCCTTCTTGGTTGCTGCTAGGATGACTTGTGCTCTAGCTTCCGCATCGTTGGTGAACGGGTTGATGTCGATAGATGCCATGAGCATCGCGATGCCCGCAGCAATCGACGACTTGCCGTTCTTTCGCCCCATCGACCAGTACGCCCTTCGGAACCTTCGGCAGTTATCGTCCTTGCGTTTCCATCCGAAGATCGTCGAAATGCAAAACTCTTGCCAAGGTTCCAAGTGAAACCTCTTGCCAGCATGCTTTCCGATGGAGTGCCTCAACGCCACTGGGAAGTACTGGCAGATCGCGTTTGCTGTCTCTCTGTCAAAGTAGTAAGGGAAGTCTTTATTTTCAGAGTTTGCTAAATCCCGAACTTGCCTTTCAACAGCTTGACGTACAGAACGACAGACAGTTATTTTTTCATCTAGAACGTCTTGGATGTATTGCTCACTCGGAGTCATCACGCTTCATTGCCTCAACAATGGATGCCAGTGACTCTGCTTGTTTCTTTTTGTCATCCCCGTCAGGCAGGGAAAGCTTGCCTCGGCTTGCAGGGGTCAACCCAAGCTCGGTGACAAGCTTGATGTGCTCAGAGGCAAGACGACCCATTGCAGTCGATGCTGGAGTGATCCTGCTGCCTGACTCATGGATATGCCCCTCCTGCTGAACAATCTCGTAAAGCTTGAGGTACTCTGCGTAGGTGATTGAGTAGTGTTCAAGCAGGTGAGCATCTGTCCGAGAAAGCATTCCCATCTCTCGGAGGATGTCGCAGGTTTGCCTCCAAACCTTCTTTGCTGTCTTGCAAAGGTGGCGAGGCATGGTCGGTTCAGATTTACTGGAAGGTGGTTCGCGATGATTTTTCCGCTGCGGATCTTTCTTGTAAGATCCGTTCTCTTCCTTGACTTTTGTCGCTAATCGTCTTGCTGGCATTTCCTTACCCCGTTTGAGATTTGGCCTGCATTCTATCAAAATGAAGCATTTCGCCAAAAAGTAAGGGTTGACCCGCTAAAGCAATCAGGTGTACGGTTTTGTTTTAACTGTCGCAAATCTGGGGATAAAAATGATACCTAAGTTTTACAAAGAGATCGGTGCTCGGCTTGTTTGCATCAAGAAGGGAACCAAATCGCCTGCAATACCAGCATGGACAAAGATCGAGGATCGCTATGACGAAGCGTCCAAGAAGTTCGACCCGAACGTCCACAATAAAGTCGGATGGATTCTCGATGATACGCATTTGGTCATCGACATCGACACTCATGACCCAAGCAAAGACGGTTACGCTGCGTTGCAGAGACTCTCGGACGACCTTGGTGTAGACCTTTATGAAAGAGCAACCGTTGTCGTTAAAAGTCCATCAGGTGGTGCTCACCTGTACTTCTGGAAAGACCCTGACATCAAACTGCCCAAGTCGTCGAAGGAATATGCAGGACTCGATTTCCTTAGTGCCGGATCTCAGGTGATCATTGCTGGGAGTTCTCATGATGCTCATGCAGGTAGCTACGTCTTTGAACGTGAGTCCGAGTTTATCGCTCCGGTGATGACTGCAACCTTGCATGAGTGTTTGTCTGACATTCGTCCCGATAGCAACGCGAATATTGCCATCGAGCCATCTGAGGATAGACCTGGCGACGAGTTTAACAAGAGTGATCGAGCACTTGAGCATGTCAAGGGTCACATGTCTCAAGAGGGTTATTCGTTCAAACACAAAGGTGATCACTACGAGTTCACGCGACCAGGTAAGACCGACAATTCGTTTGCCATCTCGGGAACGCTCGGACGTAAAAGCAAGCAGGGAAACTACATTCTTCGCAACTTCTCCACCAGTGACCCAGTCTTTCCTAGCGATGCGTCCATCACTATCTTTGAAGCATTCAGACTGATCAACCACTGGGATCGGGATCAGGTGACATTGCATGCGTCTGACTTGGGGTTTGGTTCGCAGATTGATGTCAGTGAGATTGAAGAAAGCGTTGATGATTGGCTTGCCAAGATTCCTGAAACCAAAAACAGGGTTGACCAGCTTCCAAGCTACGAGATTGCCAAACGTGTTCTTTGCAGAACATTCGATGAACTGGGAGAAATCAGTTCTGGACTTCGCAGGCCTTACGTCATCGAGGGTCTGATCAGGACCGGAGAAGTGATGAACGTGATTGCTGCACCGAAGGTTGGTAAATCTTGGTTGGTGTACAACCTTGCTGTGAGCACCGCATGTGGAAGGGAGTTCCTTGGATACAGAGCAAGCAAAAACCTAAAGGTGCTCCTGATCGACAACGAGTTGCACTGGGAGGAACTTGCTTGGAGAGTACATCAGGTTGCAGGCAATATGGCCGCTAACCCTCACGATGCACTCACAGTCTCATGTGTGCGTGGAATGGACATCAGCCTTGCAGGGATAGAGAAGTTGCTTGATGAAATCAATGGAGAACAGTTCGACCTCATCATCATCGATGCCCTTTACCGAGTTCTTCCCAAAGGTGCATCAGAGAACGACAATGCACAGATGACTCAGTTGTACAACCGGATCGACCAGATTGCAGGGAAGAACAACACAGCGGTCATCTGCATCCACCACACAAGCAAGGGTGCTCAGGGAGGCAAAGATGTTACTGATGTCGGCGCGGGAGCCGGTGCGATCAACCGTGCCGCTGATACGATCCTGACTATTCGCCCGCATAGGGATGACCCATACTTCGTCATCAACGCGCTGACTAGGTCTGGGCAGAGTCCTGAGCCAATCGTGGCTGAGTTTGATTGGCCTATCTGGATGGTAGCACCCGATGTGACCCCTGAGCTACAGGATGACTCACCACCTAAGAAACAGTCTGCCAAAGAGGTGAACACTGCACTCTGCCTCGACCTGATCCGGCGCGACAGTGAAACAAGCCTAAAAGACCTTGCGTCCGAGACTGGACTATCCGAGGGTTCTATTCGGTCCTACTGCAAGCAAATGCAGGACGATGGACTCATTGAGATCGAGAAACGTCCGTACAAGCCAAGCATCATTCGGGACGCTTCAGATGCCCGCTCGGAATCCGAAGAGTGGCAACCGGAGTGACCTGAGCCTTTGCTTCTCGATCAATCTGAGCGACGATCTTCTTCGCTCTGGAGAAACCAGCGTCACCACCCCACAAGGCCCATGCTATTCGTCCATTGGACGGGTAGCCTTTCTCACCAGGGGAAAACCCCTCGGCCTTTTTGTCTACTTCGTGACGGGCAAAGAAACTGTAGGCTCTTTTCCAAGTGCTCTTGGAAAGCTTCTTGTCGTTGACGATCTGGCGAGCACGGGTTGCACCTACTTGGGTTCCACCTCTTCCATGCTCCTCCCTCCAAGCAATTCCCTTCTTTGCTTCCGAGATCATTCCGTTTGAAACACTGAGGTCAATCTCATTTTTGAACTGATCTGCCATCCTTGGCCCCGTTACCCCACTGCATCCTAATAAAACGGTTATCGTCTTGCGTAGCATGACGCCTTCGTGCTGCGTTGCTTTTGCGTTCGCTAACGTAAACGGCGAAGCATTCGCACGGCAACGAAGCGTCACCGCGACGATAACCGTTTTTTAGGGAAATGCAAGTGGTAACGGCAATTTGGTTGCAAGTGGTTTGGTGACAAGAACTTAGGACGCAAGATTTCGACCAAAAAGGCGTGACAGTCACAGGTGTCACAAGATTTTCCAGCAAGATTTGCTGTTGACAGAGGGTATTTGGGTCGAAGATACTGTTAATTCAATGAAACGACTCGCCTGCCGACCAGAGCACATCCCCTCCCCAGTGGCTGTTTTTGGTCGGCAGGTTTTTTACTTTTGGAGAGAAGAATGAAGGTTTGGAAGATTGATTGGGTTGACTCAAGTGGGCAGAGACAGTGCCGTTTTCGCAGTTCCAAGCGTACTGCACTTACTAGAGCAACGAGAGCAAACAAAGAAGCTGGGAGTTGCTCTGGGGACAAGGCCAAGCTAGATCACATCGAGATCCCAACATCTCGTTTTGAACTGATCGACTTTTTGAACGGACAGATGGATCTTGTCAGTAAGGAGGTGGAGTGATGATTGAGTTTTGGATGCTTGTGGTCGGGACCACTCTAATCATTGCAGGCTTGGTTCTTAAATCGAAAAGAGGGTGGTGATGAGAGAGTCACAATTTGAAAAGATGTGCAGATCGCTGAAAGAAAAAGACGCAGAGATCGAGCGTCTTAATGAACTCGTTGAAGCAGGCAAGGAAGATCGTAAGGCGATTGACGAACTTGTCGATGAGAACCGGCGACTTCGTGAGTTGCTGGAGAAGGCCGTGGTCTACTCCCACTCGATGCCTACTACGCTTGTCGCAGCAATCGAAAAAGAGGTGGGTGATGAGTGAGCACTGCACAGGAAAGAAGGCATACGGGTCTTATCGTGCTGCCACCCATGCCATGAGGCTAATCCGCAAGGGAAGCAGTAGGCACGAAGTTCCCAGCAGAGTGTATAAATGTGGATCTTGCGGGAACTGGCATCTGACTAGCTCCCAAGATGGATTCAAGGAAAGCAATGCAAGGAAACCGAAATGGACCCGTTCGAAAAGGTAGTGCGTCAACTTTTGGATAACCTGGAAACTCGACTTAACGAGGCAAGGGTTCAGCAAGACGAACGTCGATACGAAATTGTTTGGGACATCATGAAGGATCTGAAGCGTATCAGCGACAACGTCCTAGCAGAAGAAAAGCGGTGACAATGGTGACAATGGAATGGAATCCATTGTTTTCTTGGACATTTGGACACAAACGTCCGAGAACGTCCGAGAAACCGAAAAATCGTCGTAAGTCGTTGGCATCAAACGACTTAGGGCAAATCTGGGTGTCCGTATTTGAAAAGCGGAAAAACACAGATGGGGCCAGTGGTCGCCCGATCTTCTCGAAATGTCATAAAATCGACCCCTGTCGATATCGACATGTCGCGATGTTACGATATGTTAGCTGCCGGTTTCACGATATCGTCAGGAACCGACCTAGAATCGATCAGAATCGACGTTCAAAATTTTAGGCTGCCTGCACTCAAAACATGCTGGAAATCGTGTCAGGGAGCCGCTCAGCACCCCACACCGGCAGATTAGAATTTTCCAGGGGAAACCGGAAACCGGAAACCGGCAGAATACCGAAAGCGCAAAATAAAACCGGCAAAATCTTTCGATTCTGCCGGTTTGCGTTGGTCAAATTGTGGTTTCCGCTCACTTAAGTGAGCGGAAACCTACGATTGCTGCAATCATGCTGCAGGCGAATAGCGGTAAAGTTACCGGGGCTACAATTGCGAATAGGAAAGCAATGCCACCGATCCAAGCAATACCGATCAGGCTAGCTGTTCGCATCGGCAACCCTTTCGGATAGTCGTTTTGACGCAGTGCCGTGCGCCTTGAAACCTACTATCGTCTTTCGGTCCCGCTTCTCACACAACATGCATTGTTCACACGATACGGTTTCCGTGGTTTGAGCGGGGCAAACTACAATCGGTACCCCTGCCGGTGTGCGGTTTCCACGATTGGGGGCATCTTTCGGCAGGATGCAAACCACGGGCGCGATTCCCAACGCATGATACCGATCCGCTTCCGGCAGGGAATCAGCCGAAAGATTAATCGTCAAACCGTCAACACTATTCGCATCGGCTATAGCCTGCCGATTGTGCGCATCGGTTGGATCATAGTGGGTGTAGGTCCATCCGCGCTTCCCTGCCGATGCTGCGCTTAATTGCTTAAGCTTGGATCGGTGAATTCTGTCAACCCTACTGAGCCTACCGTCTTTCGGCAGATCACCTGCTTGGTTGTGTCGCCATTTTTGCCCCGCCGGAAACCTTGAAACCGCTTTGCAAAACAGGGACCACCGATCCAAACCACGTTTCCCTGCCGATACCTTTGCCCAATGCATCTTAAGCGGTCCAAACCGCGCGTAGCAATCGGTCCCGTTTAAAGGGCATTCTTTCGGACATGTCTTTTCGTCTGATGTGGAAACCGGAATTTTTCCGACCTTTACGTTTCCGCTTTTCATTGTCAACGATACGTTCATTTTGTCACCTATTTGTGTGCTGGAAATTCTTTTGAAACCGTGTTTTTTGCCGATTCAAACTAAAATGTAAGCAGTACCAAACCGCGTCAGGCAAACCTTGTTTGCGCGGTCGATTCTTTGGCCGTTAACGTGAAAGAATCGATCCCCCTGCGGGCTAAAATCGCAACCTAGCTTTTGCCACCGACCGGAGAATGTATCGTCAGTAAATGCATCTGATCCACTGCCGACAATCGCAAGCATTCCGCGTACCTTTGCAAATACTGATTTATGCTTGTAAGTGGGATGATCAGAACATCCGGTATAGTACTCCTCAAAAGCTTTTCCGGATGGATGTTTGAACGTCACGTCAGAAAGCAAAACCGATTCACCATGGCAAACCGTTTTTGTGGTTTTGTTTTTGAACGACCAACGCGAATTTTTGGCTTTCTCTTCACAACTATGCTTTCGCAAATTTCTATAAGCTTCCGTTTTCTCGAAGCAGTAAAGTAAACCTTCCAATCGGCTCCCGTCACAATCCACGGGGAAACCGTCAACACATGGAAATTCCATGTCGCCATCGGTGAAGACCCCATCTTTCAAATCGAGCCGGAAACCGTCCGCAGTTTTAAACATCATTCTTTCACCTATGCTTTCGGGTAATTCTGCCGGGGAGTTGTTCCCCGGCAGAATATTAATCGGAAACCGTAGGCACAATCAACAGCACAATCGACCAGGAACCAAAAACGGAAACATATCGTAATGTCGCGAGATATTACATATCGTAATGTCGCGAGATATCACATATCGCGATTTTCCGAGGTGTCGTTTCCCGACCCACGCCTGGAAAAATTATTGCCCCTGATAAAGGGACTCTTTTCAGCCAAAATTTTTTTACTGTGTTCATGGTCGATGCCATCGACAACCACTCGCTCCAGCTAGATCGAGCCAGTCTCAATCATTGTCGGGCATCGTCTGATGCTGGATCGATGATCATCATCAGCATCGGATCGAAATCGATTCCCGATCAACCTGCGTTTAAAATTTTCCAGGTCATATAGCGATTCGATTTTGCCCCTATAAGGGCATCGCTTTCAGAAAATTTTTTGCCCCATCAACCGAGGCCTGGCGATCAGCCACAGTACCTCCCAGCAGATCCACAGGACGCACTGAGATGTCCTGTGGCAGATTGTGCAATGGCACAAAAAAAGCTCACCAGCAGAGATGCTGATGAGCTACATGGACATGCTAAAAAACGGACGGGATACCCCCTACCCAAACCAAGAGAAAATATCCTCACCGAGAATGAATTTAGAAAGCACTTGCATGTATTCCTGAGTGCAACACCCCTGCATTGAATAGTTTGTGAGTTGATCTTGCATATCGATTCCGAAATCGCGTTCAATCTTGCCATGCAGGTTTGCCATTGCTTGAATCTGAGGGTCGGACCCCTCATCCTCATCCCTGATTGGCATCGCGTTGATCAGCAACGCTTTCCACTCATCAGTCTGTTGCTGGTTCCACCGATCCCCGCTAATGAATCCTTCCTCAACAGCATAGTCGTACAGCATGCCTTCCAGAGGGAACATCTCCTGAGTGCAGTACTCTGAACGCTGAAGAATCAGTGAGCATTGTATGCCCGATGCTGGACCCTCGATAAAGAGTCCGGTTTCACCGTACA